GTCTATTACTAGCAATAGGGGTTTTATTCTTATGTGTTGTCATAAAGGGTGTAGAGGAGAAGTTTTTTAATAGAAAAAGACCAAAAATTTGAACCCTTACCAACACTAGCTTGAGGCAACATTGCCCACAGGGTGGAGACAAAAAATAATTGCACAATGAGACGAGCTTATTTTAATATAGAACAATGCAAGGAGATGATAAGGTTTGCTAGTAATTATAAATGGTGGTGTCCTAAGTATTGGTTTAGAAGTGAAGAGGGATGTAAAGTTATGAAAATTAGATGGTTAAAAGAACTAAAAAAAGCGGTAATAGATAAGCCTAGACTTGGCAAGGTTATGACTGATAGTGTTTCTGGTAAAAAAACTATTATAACTTCTATCTCATATAGTAATTTTGATGATTATAGTTATGAAACGCAAGAATATAGACCATGCAAAAAGAACTAAACCTAAGCGATGAGATAGCCCCACAATTCCACGAACCACACTGCTTAATAAGAGATGAAACATTTTCTGAGTTCTGGTTCAAAGGCGGAAGAGGTAGCACAAAATCAACATTTGCAGCCCAAGAGATAATACTAAACCTAATAAGCGATTCAAACGCCAACGCAATAGCATTTAGAAAAACAGGCAATACATTAAGAGATTCCATATTACCAACAATCCTATTTGCAGTTGATAAGTTCCAAAAAACTCACAAGTTTGATCACATTAAATCACCTACTGAAATTACCTATAAACCAACTGGACAAAAGATATTAATGAGGGGGCTTGATGATGAAGCTAAAATCAAATCAATCAAGGCGCAAAGAGGATATTTTAAAATATTATGGTTTGAAGAACTTCAGGAGTTTAGCGGAATGGAAGAAATAAGAAGTGTAAGACAATCAGTATCAAGAGGAGGCGAGAAGTTCATTACGATATTTACATTTAACCCACCTAGAAACCCCAACCATTGGATATATACCGAGCTAAAATATAAAAACCCTGATAGATTTATTCATCATTCACACTACGAACAAGTGCCAAGACATTGGCTAGGTGAAGAGTTCTTTAAAATAGCTGAACGATTGAAAGCTAATAACTACGAAGCGTACCAGCATGAATATGAAGGAATACCAGTAGGAAACCCCGAAGAGATTATATTTAGTGGATGTTATGAAGTGAAAGACTTTGAGACCCCACCAGAACACATGATGTATCAAGAAAGATTCTTTTTTGGTGCAGATTGGGGCTTTGCTAACGACCCTACAACATTAATTAGATGTTTTATAATGGATGATTGCCTTTACATAGATCATGAGGTTTACGGCTATCAAACAGAAATTGATAACATACCAGAATTATTTAAGAAAGTTCCACAATCTAAAGAGTGGAATATTTACGGTGATTGCTCAAGACCGGAAACGATATCTTATGTTGCAAGAAATGGATATAATATTGAGGGTGCTAGTAAGTGGGAAAATTCAGTAGTTGATGGTATAGAGTACTTAAAAAGCTTTAAAAAGATTATCATACATGAGCGTTGCACTAATATTTTACAAGAATTTCAGAACTATTCTTATAAAATAGACCGCCAAACCAAAGAAGTTTTACCTAAAGTAAACGATGCTGCTGGCTGGGATCATGGAATTGATGCAGTTAGATATGCTTTAGTTGATTATATTAATAACGAAGTATCAATTTTAGATGTTTTGTAAACCCTAAATGTAAAAAGTTTAGTTTAAAACCCCGTATTTTAGAGCATTTTTTGTAAAAAGATTTGACATTAGCAGTTTTTAGAATATTATAAAAGTATGAAAACTTTAACACTTAGAAACGACAAAAAGAAACTAGAAAAACTTTTTATAGAAGCTATTAATCACAAAGGCAGAGAAAAGATAGCCAGAATCTATTCAAGAGGCAAAATAAATCTCGTATTAAAGAAGATAGGAATTAAGATTGAGTGCAAGCCACCCCTTAATTTTAATGCCTTTTGTAGATTTTGTAAAGGTAAATCACTTAATAACACAACTATTACCAAAAGTTATTGGTGGTCATTGTGGTCAATTTGTTGTAAAGATTGCAAACAAGAAGGAGAAAAAGAAGAATCTTATGAGTGTCAAAAAATAGATAGTGATTGTAATGATTGCGGATATTTTAAGAGAATTAAGGGATTAGAGGGCAATTGTAAGAAATTTAATAAATCAGTAACAGCAAGACCTAATTTTTGCAGTAGTTATGATTGTTTTGTTCACAGAAAAGATTTAAATTTATGAAAATCACAGAGGAATTTATAAAATCATACTTTGATATTGAGGATGATAAAATAAAGATTACAGTTGCAGAAGGCTCTTTTTATTATCTATGCTCTTTAAAAGATTTATTTAAGGCTAAGTATGGGACTTGGGAGCTAATCAAGAAAATCTTAAAAAAGATAGTTGAGTGCAGAGGCGCACCTTCTCTCGCTGGCAGAAATTATGATAATCTATTGCTACTCCTAGCATTTATAGAAGAAAGGAATAATATTCTAGATTTGGAAATATGGCGAGATAGGTTTAATAGTAAACATGGGATATAAAAATCATTGTAACTTTAAACATAACAAAATATGAAATGTAAAGCCGATATTGAAGCAGAAAGATTTAAAAATTTAGAGCTTGGTTTTTATTATTGTTTGGTTAAAAAAACAAGGTTTATTAGCCAGGAAAAACTCGTTATCCAAGCAGATGAATTAGTGGAGGTTAGAGAGTTAGAATGCTCGATCGCAGGCAATAAGTTTTTTGCTCCTAGATACACCAATGAAAAAATAGTTGCCTTTGAGAAAGTTGAGCAACCTACTGCCTTTAAGAAAAAAAGAACAGTATTCGAAATGCCAGAGGAATTAATAAAACCATTTAATAAAATAATTAGTTCCATCTTTAGCGGTAGTCTTTAAAAGACTAAATGCAAAAAGATTGGAAGCTATGAAAACAACAAAAGAGTTTATAAAATCAATTGAAAACACTATAAGTAAAAACATTTGACATTTAAAATATAACTTGTTAAATGGAATTAGTTATTAATTTTTTTCTTGACAATGGATATTAAAGAAGTATTAAAGACTAACAAAATCACGCAGCAAGATTTTGCTGATTATATGGGCTACACTAGGCAATCACTTTCAGGAACCTTAAGAGAGGGAAAAGAAAGAAAATCATTAATCAACAATCTAAAATTAGCAACGGCAGAGAAAAACGGCATATCGATTGACATCACGGAAGAAGGACACACGATTGTTAGTTTTGATTTAACTAAGCTAGCAGTTTAATTATTGACATTAAAATAAAAATAGTTTATTAGTTGATACTTAAAATCAATTAAATTTCATTTCATGGCTACTAGGACAAGTAATAATGAAGTGTTGGCTAACAGCTTAACTACATTAACAACCGCTCTTGGATTTCCTCAAGAATTTGCAGAACAGTTAAGCCAGACAGCTACACTTGCAAAAAACAATAGAACTTATTTCATAAGTAACGATAGACCAACCCTAACCTATGCCTATACGACACACGGTATAATCCAAACACTTATTGATCAACCTATAGAAGATGCGTTCAGGGGTGGTATTGATATAGAATCGTCAGAATTAGAAGCAGATGAGATACAGCAGATACAGAACTATATAAAAGAAAATGATATTTTAGAAGAAGTAAAAGATTTAGCTAAATGGACTCGTCTTTACGGTGGTGGTGGAATGGTTATTAATACAACTGGTAAATCAGATAAACCAATTAATATTGATGCTATAAATGAAGATACGCCGCTTTCTTTTCAAGCGGCTGACTTGTGGGAGTTACAGCAAACTAATTTACCAGCTGATGGAGAGCAGAAAGCATACGTTAAAAGCGGATTCCATGAACCAGCTTTCTTTTATTATGGCAATAAGCTAGATGAAACAAGAGTATTAAAAACGAGAGGAAAAAGAGCGCCCTCATTAGCAAGGCCGCAGTTAAGGGGTTGGGGGATGAGTGAGGTTGAAAGATTAATCCGTTCACTTAATCAGTACCTAAAAAACAATGACCTTATTTTTGAGTTACTCGATGAGGCTAAAATTGATGTTTACGGAATACAAGGCTTTAATAAATCCTTATTAACCCAGGGAGGAACTGAGAAGCTTACTAAAAGGGTTCAAATGGCTAACAAAGTCAAGAACTATCAACAAGCTATAGTTAAAGATAAAGAAGATGATTACGATCAAAAGCAAATGAATTTTGCAGGTTTATCAGAAATGCTACAGCAAATAAGAATTGGTATAGCAAGCGATCTAAAAATGCCATTAACTAAATTATTTGGCTTATCAACAGCAGGCTTTAGTAGTGGAGAAGATGAGATTGAAAACTATAATTCAATGATTGAAAGTCAGATAAGGGGTAAGTTTGATAATCTAATAATTCAGATGCTTAAACTTATATGTCAAAAGCTATTTGGAGTTGTGCCAGATGATTTACAGATTGCGTATAAACCTCTAAGGATGCTTTCAGCAGTCGAAGAGGAGCAGGTTAAGACTTCACAAGAAAATAGAATTTTAGCGATGTACGATAGGGCGTTAATGACCTCTGATCAGGTTATTGAAGAGATTAATCAATCCAATTTATTTGCTAGTGATTTAAAAAACGAATCAAGATCAGACTTTCCTATGCCTGCGCCAGCAAAGCCAAAGATGGATATAGAAACCAGCAAAACAACAAATTCAATTATTAATAAATTATTTAAGAAAAATGGCAATTAATACAGATTATCAAAGCGTTGTAACATTAGGCAGACTATACAGAATAGGCATGGTAGAAGGAGGGCGTGGCCTAGGTCAAGCCTTAGCACCCCGTATAATGGCAAAGGGTGGTACTATGGATATTTATTTTGCTGATGCAACAGTTGACCCAACATCTTTGGCTGAAATGGCTCTTGTAAAACAAGATACAACAGGTCAAGCAATAGAATCAATAGCAGACTACATGGCTATAGTTGAAAATCAAGCTACTGTAAATGAGGTTATTATCACTGGTGTTGAGTTAAAAGAAGATTTGGGTGCTATTTCTTAATGAAAGAAAAACAACTAACACCAATAAAAGTAAATCCTAAGCTTGATGAGGAGCTAGAAAAACAAATATTAGCTTTCCTTTCAAAAGAAATATTTGCTCCTATTGTTGTTGAGATGAAGAAAAGCAAAAATATTCTATTTAATGCCAGAACAACCATTGAATCGGCAATAAAAAGTGGTAGAATACAATTTGCGGATGGTATTTTTAAAGGTGATTTTAATTCTAGTCTCGCAAAGGAGTTTAGAAGCCTTGGAATGAAATTTGACAAAAGGATTGAGGGTTATCGCAAAGAAATTGGTAAATTACCTATATCACTACAGGTTGCAATTACTCAAACAGATTCAGCTTATGTAGCAATGGCGGAGAATATAATTAAATCTATTGAGTCAATTAATTATGATGAAGCTTTGGCAGAGCTTAATTTATCAAGTGCTTTTGATAAGGTCATTAAGTCAGTTGATAAAGACTTTGCTAGAACAGCAGCAAGTGTAATTGGCGTTAGTGTTGATTTAACTGAAAATCAAAAAGAAAGGATAGCAGACGAGTTTTCAGAAAATTTAAAGTTATATATTAAAGATTTTGCAGATGAGCAAGTGTTAATCCTTAGAAAAGATGTTGAGGATGCAGTTTTTGCAGGGATAAGAGCAGAAGAATTACAAAAAACTATTGTTGGTAGATTTGGCGTTAGTGAGTCAAAAGCAAAGTTTTTAGCTAAACAAGAAATTTCTTTGTTGACTTCTAAATATAAACAAGCTAAATATGAAGATGTAGGAGTGCGTAAGTACAAATGGTCAATATCCAATGTTAGGACTAGACCAGATCACAGAGCCTTAAATGGAAAGGTTTTTAGCTTTGATGATCCACCTATTACAAACCAAGATACAGGAGCTAGGAATAATCCAGGCGAAGATTTTGGTTGTAATTGTGTTGCTATACCTATTATTGAGATTTAGCCTCTATACCATATCATGAGCGATTCTTGATAAAGCCAATTATTAATAAAATAATTATTAATAATAATATATTAGTTATAAACACAATATAGTTTTTTACTTATTATTGAGGTTTAATAGATATTAGATCATCTATTTTGATGTCAAAGAATTTATGAGGACTATCTTTTAGTATTTTTACTCTAAGAGTTAAATAATCATCTTCATTTACTTTTGTTTCATTGTTTGATTCTAACTTATCTTTACTCATAAAAAATTAATATAGTTACTAGGACAAAACCTATATTAATTAAGAAATTATTAATGTCAACAACAATGTCAAAACTTTTTACATTTTATTTAAATGATTAAAAACGGACTAGATAATCCAAGATTAAGAGCAGAAACATTCAAGGCAAGATTCCTTGAGGCTGCGGTTGTTGAATACAATGACGAGAGGGTTTTAATAAAACCAGAAAACTTAATGAAGATGGCTCTTAAGTTTAAGGGTGCAAAAGTGATTATAGATCACAAAGATGTTACAGCGGAAAACGCTAATGAAATAGTGGGATATATAAACAATATCTGGATAGGTGATGATGGTTGGGCTTGGTGTGATTTTACTGTAAATGATGCAGAAGCAATAAATCTTATTAACAGGGGTTACTCTGTTAGTTGTTGTTATGTAGCAGTAACTAGCGGAAATGGTGGTACTAAGAATGCAGTACCTTACAACCGTGAAGTGGTAGACATAGAAGAGAATGACGAAGTCACTCACTTGGCTATTGTGGAAAATCCTCGCTACGAGGATGCAATTATTTTAAAAAATTCAATTAAAAATAAAATGAAAAATATATTTAAATTTACTTCTAAAAAAGAGACAAAAGAAAATTCAGTAAAAGAATTGGATTTAGAAAATTCTTTTATTCAATTAAGCAATGGCTCTGATCTTCCTATGGCTGAAGCTATCAAGATATGTGAAAATGAAGCTAAAAAAGAAGAAGAGAAAGAAAACGAGTATCACGAAGACAAGCCTAAGATCAATGATGATACTGAAATTGAAGTAGGCGGCAAAATGATGAAAGTTTCTGAAATGAAAAAAATAGTTGAATCAGCTAAAAAGAATGAAGAAGACGAGGCTAAGAAAAATGCTGAGGAAGAAGAGGAAAAGAAAAAAGAAAAAGAAAATGCTGAAAAGGAAGAAGCTGAGGAAAAGAAGAAAGAAGCCAAAAAGAACTCTATTGATGCTAAAAAGATAGCAGAAGACACAAAGAAGTTTGAAAATGGCAAAAAAATAGAATCATCAAAAGTAATTACAGATAGATCAAGATTTGAATTAGGTCGTCTTGCTTATGGTGAGCCTCAAAAAGTTACTAAATAATATTAATTCATTAAATAAAAAAAATGACACAGATTTTAAACCAAACTAGACCAACTTCGGAAAAGGGGATGCTAGACTTAGCGATTAACTGGAATTTGTTTGATTGTAGAATTGACCCAGCTTCTGTTGCTGATTTCTCAAATGCAAATGGCTTTGCTCTTAAAATTGTAGGCGTTGCAGGCAAATCAATCATGGTTGATTTAGCTACTCTAGCCGCTGATGATATTTTTGGCTTTGTTCCTTATGAAGTGAAAACAAATAGCTATGCTGCAGGAGATTCTATCAGAGCTGCTTCATTCTTTAGTGTAATGAAAATGGAAGCTTCGGCTGCTATTGCTAGAGGTGCTGATTTAGAAATAGTACCAACTGGCAATAAAGTAGCTACTAATTCGGGCGGTACTTCAATTGGCCGTGCTTTAGACATTGCTACCGCTGATGGTGATTTAATCAGAGTACTTATTAAAACACAGTAATTTATTAATTTAACTAGGACAAAAAATGGACAATAAAACTTTAAATATGCTAAAAGCAATTCATGATGGCAGACAACTTTCTCATGATACTTTTGCAAACTCAATAATTAATACAAAGGCTGGACTTGAGGGAAAAGCAAATATTCTTTGTAATGCTGCACCAGCAGGCTATGAGCAAACTATTTCAACATTAACGGATATTAAAAGAGATGTTATTTCTCAAGTATTCTATACAGTTGGTGAGAATCAAGGCGGCTTAGGTGCATTCGTGCCAATTAAAACTGGTGAAGGTGCATTTACTGAAGAGTCTTTATATTACAGAAACTTTAAGCTAGATGGCAACTTCGCTTCTGGAATCATGGGTCAAGGCGCGGGTACTAGAAAAGGCAAAACTAATGTTGGTTATGATTCAGTTCGTTTGCCTAACTTCTTCTGGTCAGGTGAAATGGATTACTCTATAATTGAATTAGAGCAAGCTAATAGAAACTTAGGCTCAGTAATTAACTTAATCACTCAAAGAGAGGAAGCAAGAAAAACTGAATGGGATATTGGCATTCAAGATACTGCTTTAGTTGGTCAACCAGAGTTAGCTGATATTGACGGTTTATTAACTTTATCAGGAATTACGACTGATATTTCAACTTTGACTAAGCCATTATCTGCAATGACTTCAACGGAAATAAATACTTTTGCTAAAAATATTGTTAAGGTATATTTCCAAAATACAAACCAAACAAGAATGCCGGATACTTTCTGTATTCCTACTGCTGATTTCTTGGGATTACCATCTTTTGTAGCTGAAAATCAACCTTTGATTTTTAAGTCAACTTTCTTAGAGCAAGCGTTTAAAGAAGCTACTCAAAATCCTAACTTTAAAGTTACTCATACAGCTTACAACAATAAAGATTTTGTTCAAAATCCTTTAGGCAAAAACAGATATGTTCTTTACAGAAACGATTCTAAGACTTTAGAAATGAACTTGCCAATTGATTACACAACTACAACTTTTGGAACTGTAAACAATTTTGACTTCTCTAATGTAGCTTATGGTCAATTCTCAGGTGTTATTGCTAAGAGACCACAAGAAATTTACTACTTAGATCACACAGAAACAATTTAATATAGGAAAATATGGAACTTATAAATCAAACTAAAACAAATTTCTTAATTGGAAAAGATAAAGAAGGTAAGGATATTTTCTTTAGAATTGGTAAGGTTATGAAGCTTGAAGAAAATTTAGCTAAAACTTTATTGAGATATGAAGGCATTGATACTTTAGATTCTTTAAAAGACAAAGCGGAAAAGATTATAAACAAAGCTAAGTCTAAAAAGTAATGTCTTGCGATAATCCAATTATCCAAGCACTCACGCCAGAGGATTTTAAAAATCAGTTCTGGCGTGATTTTACCTTTATTAACACTTGGTTAGTAGGCACAACCTACAACACAGGAAACCAAGTTTTTTATGATGTTAATAAAAGGTTCTATCAATGTTTGAATGATGGGGTTATTGGCACTCTTCCAACTGTAACTACAGACTGGAAAGAGATTAGTAATGTAGGTTTAGTTAGTGATTTAGATATTACTAATGCTTACGCCGAGGCATGTATTACTTTTAATGATGCTCTTTTTGATGATGATGACGATATAGTATTAGGTTATTTATATCTAGCAGCTCATTATTTGGTAAATGATTTAAATGCTGGTGGTCAAAATAGCTCTCAAGCGGGTTTTGCTAACTCAAGAAGTGTTGGCAATGTATCTGAAAGCTATTCTATACCGCAATGGCAATTAGACGATCCAATATTAAGTTTTTATGCAGGGTCAAGTTATGGTAGAAAATACCTTAACTTGATTTTGCCAAGATTAACAGGTAATATAGCAACCGTTGAAGGAGCTACAACGCCATAATGCCAAGTGATGTAAAAGTAACATCTAATTTAAAAGGATTAGAGCAGTTACAAGAGAATTTAAAAACAAATCTAGTTGCAAAACTAGGAATATTTGCGGATAAAAACGCAAGAGGAGATGGAGCATTAACAAATGCAGAAATAGGAGCCAGACATGAATTTGGCGTAATAAGTGAAGGATTGCCAAGAAGGTCATTTTTAAAAGACCCTATTGAGATAAAAAGAAAAGAATTATTAGCAACTGCCAATAAGGTTATTAAGGCTAATATAAATAAAGAGGGTGGAGCAGAAAAGATATTTGAATTAATTGGTATTGCTGGCGAGGCTATCGTTCAAGAAGCTTTTGAAAGTGGGGGATTTGGAACATGGCAACCACTAGCGCAAAGTACGATTGATGCAAAAGGAAGTGAACAAATTTTGATTGAGACTTCACAATTAAGGAAGTCAATAATTAGTAAAGTAGAAAAAGGGGATTAAATGCCAATACCTAAGATACAAACTGCTTTAAATGGTTGGGAAAGTCCAATAACCTTGATTAAAGTTACTCAATCAGTAGTTGATTATGTAACGGTAGAGACTAAAGAAAATATAAGTTTTCAAGGTGTTATACAGCCCTTAACAGCAGAAGCTTTACAAATAAAACCCTTAGAAATGAGGAGCTGGGAATGGTTGATGATACATACAAGAATAAGTCAAGAGATATTTACTAATGACTTAATAGAGTACGAAGGCAAGCAGTACAAAGTAATGTTTGAAAAGAATTATAGTTTAAATAACTACTATGAATATCATTTAGTTAAGAATTATGAATAGAGAGCCAATAAAAATAATAGGTGATATTTTAAAAAACTGCATGAATTTAACGGATGATCAAATTTGGATTTATAACCAAGATTTTAAGATTCCTGAAACGAGCGGTTTATTTGTAGTGTTAGATTACGGAACAGAAGAAGATTACGCAAATGTTAATGAGTTTATACCAGCTGCGGAAGGTGTAGAAGGAGCGCAACAAAATATATCTGTTATGACAAAAGAAAATTACATAGTAAATCTTATGTCAAAGAATGATGAAGCGAGATTAAGAAAACATGAAGTGTCAATGTCATTGAATTCTGATTTTTCACAAGATCAGCAAGGGCTTTATCAATTCCAAATTGCAAGGGTAAAAAATAACTCTAGTAATTTATCTTCTTTGGAGGGTGCAGGGATGTTAAACAGATTTGCAACTAATATTACCTTAACAGCTCATTACAGTAAAACTACTGATACGGTTTACTATGATGATTTTACTAATCAAATTAATACAGAATAAATATGTCAATAGATATTGTAAATTTTATTAATATTTCAGTAACTAACACGCCAGCAGGCTTACCAGATGCTAATGTTAATAGCTTAGGATTATTCACTACTGAAAGTCCATCTAATGTTGATGAGTTTAGAATTTATGTAACACCAGAAGCAGTAGCAGAAGATTACGGCACAAATTCAGTAACTACACAAATGGCAAATAATGTTTTTGCTCAAAGCCCTAACTTGCTTAGTGGAGATGGCAGGCTTGTTATTATACCCTTAGTGAACTCAATTAGTGCGATTGCGGGTAACTTTACAGGCGCAGATATTACAGCCAATTTAGCAGCTTTACAAGCAGTTGCAGATGGTGATATTAGAGTTGTTCTAAACGGAAACAATATTGATTTAACTGATTTAGATTTTACTAATACATCTAGTTTTGCTGATATTGCCCAAATACTACAAAGCAAACTCACTGATGTTGTAGTAACTAGTAAAGCAACAGGATTTGATCTTGATTCTAAGAAAGTTGGCACAACTTCAACAATAGATTTAGTTCAATTACCAGCAGGCGCAGGAACAGATTTAAGCGTTGCAGGTTTATTTAATGTTGCAGCAGGAACGCCAACAGCAGGCAATAACGCACAAGGCGAAAGTTTAGTTGATGCAATTACAAGAACAGAGGAGCAAGTTAATTACACAGGTGTAATAACTGATTTAGAAATGGAAGATGCAGTAATTTTATCAACTGCTTCTGCTATTCAATCAAGAGATATGATTTTTGTTCATCAATTCACTAGCACAGAAGATTTAGAGCCTACAACTGGTATTTGTTCAATTGTTAAAAATGCAACACAAACTAAGACAAGATGCTTATATTATTCTGACCCTTCAACTGCTAACTTAGTCAAGGCTTCATATGCAGGGCGTGGATTTAGTGTTAATTTCGCAGGTTCTAATACTACCATGACAATGAACTTAGAAACTCTTGCAAATGTAGTACCAGATACAAAAATTACTCAAACTATCTTTGAAAAGGCAAAGACAGCAGGCGCAGATTTATATGGCGATGTGCAAAGTTCACCTATTGTTGTTTCAAATGGTGCAAATCAATTCTTTGATAGCGTGTACAATCAGATCTGGTTTAAACTAGCTCTTGAAGTTGCAGGCTTTAATTACCTAAAACAAACTAATACAAAAATCCCTCAAACTGAAACAGGAATGGATGGTTTAAAAGGTGCTTATGCTAAAGTTTGCGATAGAGCAATTACAAATGAAATGTTTGCAGCAGGCAATGAATGGAACGGTTCTACTTTTGGCAATCCAGAAGACTTTAAGCGCAACATTATAGATAAAGGTTACTATATATATAGCCAGCCAATTGCACAACAATCACAAGCAGATAGAGATGCAAGAAAAGCTCCTTTGATACAGATTGCAGGCAAAGAAAGTGGAGCAATCCACTCTTCAACTATGAACGCTCTTATTGAAAGATAATATTAACTTAAATTAAATAAATTATGGCTACTCAAAGTTTAACAGGTTCAGATACAATATCTATTGATGGCATACCATTAATTGATTTAGGAGATGGAGATGTTGGCTCTTTAACTTATCCTAATGAATTAGTGGGTGTTAAGACTGGTAAAAATGGCAATTCAATCTTTGCCTTAAATGAAACTGGCGACCAAGCTGACTTAGTTCTAAGAGTTCTAAGGGGTTCTAAAGACGATAAGACTTTAAACTCTAGGCTAATTTCTATGAAAGCAGATTTTGCAGGCTTTACAACTCTTACGGCTCAAGTAATTAAAAAAGTTGGTGATGGTCAAGGAAATGTTACTAATGACATCTACGATTTATCTGGCGGCGTTTTCTCAAAAAGAGTTGAAACAGTCTCAAATGTAGAGGGTAATACAGACCAATCACTAGCTATTTACAATATTAAATTTACTAACTCACCTAGAAGCTTATAATGGAATTTAAAACAGAAAGTGGCGCAGAAGTAGTAATTAACATGGCTGATTTTATAGATGCTTCAAGGCTGCGTGTTGCAGTTCTTGGAGCTATAAAGGAAAGCGGAGTTGAAATATCTAAGGTGGATATTGAGAAATTGCTATCAGGTGTAAAAGAGGACATGGGAGCAGCAGTTAAAAGTGGGGCTTTAGATTCTTTATTAGATATGGTTATCTCTTTAGATTGTAGCGAGAAAGTAAATAATGAGATATTTAATTGCTTAAAAAGATCTACTTACAATAGCGAGAAGATAACCAGAGATACTTTTAATGAACTAGAGGCAAGAGGTGATTATTACCATATTGTTATTATGTGTCTTAAGGTAAATCTAGCCCCTTTTTTCAAAACCCTCTTTTCAAAGTTGAGCGCACTCCAACTGATGAAAAAGCAAGAGAGCCAAAAATAAAGATTAATGCCGATGAGGCAGATGTTATTTTATTAAGGTTAGCAAAGGCAGGCTACGGAGGGGGCAATCCAGAAGTAATAAACAATATGAATATTACTTGGATTATGAAGATGATAGAATATGAAGGCTTTTGTAGTGAATATGAAGAAGAATATCATAATTTAAATAAGAATGGCTAGCATAGGACAATTATTTATAGAATTAGGCGTAAAAGCCGATACACAACAGATTAATAAAGTTGATGCTGGCGTTAAGTCATTGAGAAGTAACTTATTGCTAGTTTCTGCTGCTTTTACTGGTGCGGTAGTTGCTTTAGATAGATTTGTTAATAGCGCACTAAAAGGCGTTGTTTCTCTTCAAAATCTTAATGCTCAAACAGGATTATCAATCCAAAAACTCCAGCAATTCCAACAAGCAGGGCAATTATCTAATCTTGCATTAAGCGCAGATCAAATAGCCCAGTCAATAGGTAATGTACAAAAGAACATAGCAGCCATAAGAATTGGTCAAGGTGATATTTCACCTTTTCAATTACTAGGTGTTGATGTAGCTGGTCAAGATGCTTTTGGTGTAATAGAGCAATTAAGAGGAGCTATACAAGGTTTAGACCCTGCAACAGCCACTAATCTAATTAGTCAAATAGGATTATCACCAGACTTTATTAATATTCTTAGATTGAGTAGAAAGGAATTTGAGCTATTAAGTGAGAACACTTTTTTAAATCCAAAACAAAGAGCTGACATTGACAAGGTAGGAACATCAATTAAAGCCCTGCAATTAAGATTTAAAGCTTTAAAAGATCAAGCAGTAGCAAAGATTGCGCCAGAACTAAATAAATTAGTTCAACAATTCTTTAAATGGATGAAAGATAACGGTAAAGCCATTATTGAGGTCATTGCAGGGATGGCGAGAGGATTTGCCAAGTTTGCACAAGCAATAGGAAATGCCTTTAGTCTAGTGACTCAATTTATTGATGGTTTGGTAGGAATGGAAAGAGGCATTAAAATATTAGCTGGTGCTTTTACAATCTTAACCTTGAGTTTTTCACCATTCTTGGCAGGTTTGGCGGCTATTATTCTTTTGTTAGACGATATAGCAGTTTTTAGAGCTGGTGGCGATAGTGTTATTGGTGAACTTGTAAAAGCTTTTGAAGATTTACCAGACTTTGCAAAGATACTAGGAATAGGAGCAGGAGGAGCAACACTTTTGACATTCCTCGGTAGTTTGACAAAGGCACTAGGAGCTTTAGCAATTCCTGCTGCTGCTTTAGCAATTCCTTTGGCTTCGGTGGTTGCTTCTCTAACATTCCTTGCAAATGCGCCAGAATTTGGCAAGAAGATAGCAGAAGCTATTGATAAAACAGAAGGTGGTCAAAAACTAGGAGATGCTTTATTAGACATAAGAGATACCACTAGAACAGGAGGAATAGGGGCAGGTCTTGCAATTGGTGGATTACGTGCGGCAGAGGCATTAACAGGAATCAATATAAACAACAATAATACATACAATATAAATGGATTAAATGCTCAAGAAATAGGTGGCGAGGTTCAAAGGTCGCAAAAAGTAATTAATCAAGAGGCTTTAAACAGGGTGCAGGCTTCACAAGGCAATAGTGCTAAATAGTATTAAATTGTAAAGAAGTGATGGGATCAATACAATAATATTCTACTACACCAGTTTTGATGTCAGTCAAGATCATACATTCTATGTTTGCGGCATTAGTGCATCTTGATATAGAGATAAAAGCATTCTTTTTGTTTGGTTTAGTGTGTACGGAGCATGTTAATTGTGATTTAAAGACATAAGATCGTATATTATTATCCATAGGATTCCCACTAGCTTTAAAGGCTTTATCCCAAAGGGTGTTTGGAGTGGCAAAAGAACCATTGCAATAAAAAGTAAAAAATAATAAAGTTATAAGTAATTTCTTCATTTTTGTTTTTTATTTAAATTAATAACAATTACATTATTAGACTGGAATTTATAAAAGTCAAATAAAATGTAAAAACTTTTTACATTATTAAATTATGAGTAAAGATTTTAATGCACTAGAAACGGCAGAAATAACCAACAATCTAGTTAATAGATATATTGTCTCACCAGTGGTAAACTTAGGTATTGCAGGCTTTGAGTTTGATATATTTGAAGAACATAAATCAGAGTTACAAGCTGAAATAACAGATCACTTCGTAGAAGATAATTCCACAAGACAAGATCACATAGCTATTAAGCCAGAAAGATTTACATTGCGTGGTTTTGTTGGTGAATTGGTCGATAGGCAGGCAGGTGCTAAATCAGAAATAACAGAGCTTGCGGAGAAACTAACTATAATTAATAGTTATATTCCAATAGTAACAAGCTTTGCAAAGCAACTAAATGATACTATTGAGGCTAATAAAGTAAGCGTTGTTGATTCAGTTGATGAAACAATAGGGACTGGCGTTGATTTATTTCAAGCATATAAAGAATTAAACCCACCAGATACATTGCAAGCCAAGGGTTATAACTTTTTTCAAGCCTTATTTAGAGCTAAACAACTTGTATCAGTAGAAACCCCCTTTGGCTTCAAAAGTGATTATGCTATTGAAAATGTAATTGCTACGCAGGGAGATAATAAATATATATCAGAATTTTCAGTTGTATTGAAGGAGTTTAGGACAACAACAACTGAATTAGTTGATTTTGATGTTAAGAAAACACAAGGCAGATTAACAAACCAAAAAGCAGAAGAATTAGATCAAGGAACAGCTAACGGAGTTCAAAGAAAGGCTTCATTATTTTTTCAGATTAAAGAGAAAGTTATAAATTTCTTTTGACCAAATAAAAAGCTTACAAACGCTGAAACCTTGGACAGTAAAGCGTTTGTAAGCCATCAATCTATTAATCAAAAATCAATAAATATTAAGAAAATGTTAAGTAATTATAAAAATAAAGTCAAGTGAAACAGATAACAGAAATATCACAAGATCCAAAACAACGCTTTAATATAATAACAGAAGACAATCAGAACTTTGAACTAAGGCTAGAATATAGCGACCAGCAACAAGGTTGGTTCTATGGTATAACTTTTGGCGACTTTATCCTAAATGGTGCAAGATTAGTTACTGGTGTGAATATTTTAAGGAGTTATCAAAATGTTATTCCTTTTGGTATTAGTATTTTAACAGATGATTTAAGCGAGCCATTATTTATTGATGACTTTTCAACTGAAAGGGTAGAAATGCTATTACTCACGCAAGAAGAAGTTGAGCAAGTAGAAACTGATTTTTATAATAAATGAAATTCCAAAGAAGATATAAATTAACAGTTGAGATAACTAAACGCAGAGAGCTAACGGAAGCGATAGGGCCAGCATTGCCAGATCCTACATTTATTGGCCCAAAGCCTTCAACGGCACAGACCACAACTCAAGCTATTGAGATAAGAAGCCCCTTAACTCTTGAACTAGATATAGCTAGAAGCACGCAAAGCAGTTTAAATAGTGCGACTTTTAGGGTTTATAATCTAAGTGAAACCAATAGAAGCCTTATTTTTCAAAATAGATTTAGCATTAATGATGTATCAGGTAATAGAAAAAAAGTTATTTTACAAGCTGGCTATGAAACAGCATTAAATAGAGATGATGACTTATCAACTATATTTGTAGGCAATTTACTTGAAGCTTATTCTTATAGGCAGGGTTCAGATGTTATAACCTATATTAACGCCCAAGACGGGGCTTTAGGTGCTTATAATTCAAATATAAATCAAACCATAAGAGGAGGTACAAGCTTTAGGGATATAGCTAAAATAATAATAGGAGGAATAACAGGAATAACAGAGGGTAAAGTGGGCGATATTCAAGGAGTTTCAAAAACATCAACCGCATTAAATGGAAATAATTTTTATTTACTGAAAAAGAATTACAGAGAGGAGGTTTTTATTGATCTTGAGAAAATTAATGTTTTAAACGAGAATGAATATATAAAAACAACAAATGAATATATAAAAACAACAGGCGGAAAAGTGCCGCTAATAAATACTGATACTGGATTGCTAGGAACGCCACAGCGACAAGGCACAGACTTAGTTATGGATGTTATTTTTGAGCCTAGATTACAAGTCGGGCAATTGGCGGAGGTACAATCAAAATTTAACCCAAAGTTTGACGGTCAATATAAAATAATGGGCTTGAGACATAGCGGCATAATATCTGGTGCAGTAGGTGGAAAATGCACTACTTCACTAAACTTATTCATTGGATATAAATTATTAGGAGGTTTAAAAGGAGTATGAAGGGAAGAAGAACAGAACCAGATTTAGAAGATATAATGGAAGGCTTAAAAGAAGATGTATTTTTTGAGTTTAATTGCCATAGGGTAGGTATTATAAAAGCTTTTTATCCAAGCGACCAAACCGCAGATATTAGATTGGTTGATAAATCTGTTAGACAAACAACGGATGGGGAGGTTTTAACTAACTTTTCTTTACTTGAGAAATGCCCAGTTATTGTAAATAAAGGAATTAATGGAGGTTTAACAATTCCAATTAATGCAGGTGATACTTGTTTAGTTTTGTTCAATGATAGAGACTTAGACAGTTGGCTAGTTGATGGATTGGTTCAACGCCCTAACACGCTAAGAACTCACGACTTTTCAGATGCTATTTGCTTAGTAGGAATAAGAAGCCAAGTAAACCAAATTGCAGGCTATAATAACGTAGCAACGGAATTAAATTACTTAGATAATAAAATTTCTCTTGACAATGAAAAAATAAGCTTGCTAAATTCTAGTGGTGGTTCTATTGTTATAGATGATAAGTTGGAGCTAAAAAACACAGCAGAGAATCTAAAGACTTTGGTTGATGATTTTATTACCATAGTAACTAATCTTAAAACGGTTGATCCGTTAAGTGGGGAGTTACCTATTGATGGTGCTACTTCGAGTGCCTTATCAGCTTTATCAATTAGAGTTGGAGCTTTATTAAAATGATAATAAGAGCAGTAGACAGTAATAATGACTGGACGTTTGGAAAGGGCAAAGCTTCTTACAAAACAGCTCAATTAGCACTTAATCAAAATCTAAAAACAAAACTCCAAGAATGGAAAGGAGATTGTTTTTTTGATATTGATGCAGGCATTGACTGGAAAAACAGACTAGCCAAACGATCACAAGTTACACCACTACAAACAGAGATTAGAACAGTTATATTAAAAGTTGATGGAGTTACAGAGGTTGTAAATTTAGACCTCAATTTTAATTCCAACAGCAGAAATTTAAAATTAAATTACAGCGTAAAAACTATTTACTCAACTAATACTATTAATGATAGCGTTAGTATTTAGGGCGTACCCACAATTTCTTGTGGGATACTAGGACAAACAACATTTTACACAGGCTTTTTTATATGTCAAGTAAAATGTAAAAACTTTTTACATAAATGAGTACTTTAGATGCCACTGGTTTAACCATTGACACAATACAAGAAATAATAACGCAACTAGAAGATGGCTACAAGCTTATCTATGGCAATGATATAATCATAGATAGCAACACGCCAGATGGACAGTTGATAAATCTTTATGCTCAAAGCGTAAGAGATTTATTAGAAGTTATACAACAAATTAATTCTGGTTTTGATATTGAGCAAGCTATCGGTGTTGTTTTAGATCAGAGAGTTTCTTTGTTGGGTATTCAAAGACAGGGTGCAACATTCACGCAGCAACAGGTACAGATTACGGTTAATAATGCAGTAACTCTTGAGGGTTTAGATGCTGATGCCAATAATCCAGATGGCACAGGCTACACCGTCGTAGATGACACAGGAACAGAATTTATTTTATTAGATACTTTCAACGCTCCAAGTGCAGGGGTTTATAATTTAACTTTTAGAGCTAAGGATTTAGGGTCAATTACCACTATTCCAAATACAATAACTAATCCAGTTACTATTATTTTAGAAGTTACAGACATAAACAATTCAACAGGAGCTTTAGAAATTGGCTTAGATGGGGAGCTAGACGCAACTTTAAGATTAAGAGCAACTCAATCAACAGCTAATAGAGCTAAAGGTTTTATAGATTCCTTAACTGGTAATTTACTAAATATTGATGGCGTAACAGATGCTAGAGTTTTTGAAAATTACACAGATGTAATAGATGTTGACGGAATACCAGCACATGGGATTTGGGCTATTGTTGAAGGTGGTGCAAATACGGATATAGCAGACACTATATATTTTACAAAAAATGCAGGCTGCGATATGAAAGGGGCTATTGCAATAGATATTACAACAGTCAATGGCAGTATATTTACTATTTTGTTTGATCGTCCAGCATCAAAAGAGCTTTATATTAGGTTTGATATTCAAAAACTAAATCCAACACAGGGTTTTGATGAGGACGGAATAAAACAATATATAACTGATAATCTATCTTTTACTATTGGTGAGTCAGCTAACACAGCGGCGATAACATGCATAGCTCAAGATGGAATTAATACAACTGGTGGTGGTGGCGTGCCTTTAAATGTTGAGATTTCTAACGATGGCATAAATTATGTAGATTTCTTAAATACTGATACTAAAGATGAAAAGTGGATTGTTGATAATGCTAGAATAGATATAACTATATTATGAGTATAGACTTAAACAGTACAATAGAATATTATACTAATTTACTTATAATTCAGTATAATCAACTTGAGAAAGCTAAGGCCACTATTGATTTACATGTAAGAACTTTACTAAGTGATAATATTGCTTCTCAAGTTCAAGATGGTTATGATTTAGAAACTGCGGTCGGTGCTCAGTTAGATGTTTTGGGCAAATATATTGGCACTGATAGATTCTTTAACACTATAGAAGCGGTTGGAGATTTTTTTGGCATGACCTCTTATGAAACGTTAGGAAGTGATACTACCGTTGGCTTTACGGATTATGCTAACTATTTAACTGACTCGGGGGGGTTCTTAAGCTATAATTCAATATTCCAAGCAGGCGTACTGGATGATGAGGATTATAGATTTATGCTAAAGCTTAGAATCGTTCAGAATAATTCTAACCATAGCAACGGAGAAATTGATGAGGGTCTATTTGGTTTTTTTGGTACTGATTTAATATTATCAGACACAAAAAAGATGAAAATATTTTATTTTGTAACTGGTGCTAGTCTCAATCTGGCTGTAATAGCTTTTGGAAAGAATTTATTGCCAAGGCCAATGGGGGTTGGGTTAGGAGGATTGATAAAAAGAGATAAAAAAATGTTTGGATTTACTAATTATAATGCAACAGCAATTCCAAGCACAATAACAGGTTTTACAAATTATACAGAAGGCTTCACTAAAGAAGGCGAGATGTTAAATTATAATAAAGTAATTAGTATATAATGGCAAAAATAGAAAGAAAGACACAAAAGATATTTTCAGGCTTAAATGCTTCTAAATTAGGAGTTTTTGGATCTGCTCAATTACTAGCTCCAACAACTTCAACTGATTTAGATGTTTTACAAAGTAACGCTTATGAACAAGGCTGGAATGATGCGACCATCTCTGGAGATAAGAGACCACCTCTTGAGGAATTTAACGGAATTAATTTTGTAAACACAAGGCAGCTTTCATATTTATTTCAAGAAGGCATTGCAGTTTGGGATATTGCAACAGAATATCACAAAGACAGCTTAGTCAAAGAAGATGGAACAACAAATATTTATAAATCAATAACAAATACTAATATTGGCAACGCTTTAACTGATACTAATAACTGGGAGCTTTTAACAAGCTTAAGAGGCGAACAAAACAAGGTAGTAATAAATAAATTATCTGACTTTCCTATTCCTGTAGCAGGTGTAATAACTTTAGAAGATGGCAAAGATTACAGGATTAGCGGTTCAGTAAATATAGGAACTAATAGAATAGTTTTTGGTAATAATTGCGGAATAACTGGTGACAATCCACAAAATGATATTTTGGTTTATGAAGGAACTGACGCAATGTTTACTGCTAACGATGCTAATTTAGTATTGTTAAGACTTGGTGTTAGCTGCGATTCTGGAACTTTATTTGATGCAACTGACATTGATTATACTATTGACCCTTTAGTTGATGGCTTTCAAGGCAGAAATAAAAGATTTTATGTATTTAATTGTAATTTAATCGGCGGAGTTGCTGGCAATGGTAGCAGTCTTGGAGCTATTGAAGGTTACGGAACAATAAATTTTAACGCCAATTTTGTTAGAGGTTGGGATAGTGGCTTAGAAGTATCCAATGGGCTATCTTTTGAGGGATTAAATAATAAGGTTGTTTTATGGAATGGTCAAGGAACGACAATGCTAACCTTAAGAGATAATAACTGGTCAGGACAAACAGGAGGAGTTGGAAGCTATATACCAACAGGAATAAACGCCTTGAATTTTAACGGGAATATTTTGCACCCTAGAACGATTGATTATGCTTTAAATATTGAACCAGGAGCAACTGCAAAAGAGGCTAATATATCAGGTAATATATTTATAGCAACAGGAATCACAGCAGGCGGTATTTTTAATCCTGCTAGCTTGGGTTATAATGATTTGCCAACATATAATATACAAGGTAATCAGGGCATTGCTGATAATACGCCAACCATTCAAATGACAATGGATAATGTTTTTCCATTCAATGGAGCTACAACAGCTTTAGCCGCTAGCACTCCTGCAAAAATGGATTTTAATAATATTGTTAAAACTTCGGAAAATCTTTTATTTTCTAGTAGAATATTGGTTGCAAGTGCTGCTAACTTTGAAGAAGGGCAAATTATAACAGGCGCAACAAGCACTTACACAGCTAAAATTGAGTCAATAGACTTGCCTAATAATTATATTTATGTTGAATATGTCCAAGACGGCGCAGGGGATAATCAATATTTTACAGTAGGCGAAACAATAACAAGCGCAACAGCAAGCACGACTTACAACGGAGTTGATGGAACTTTGAAATATTATGGCAATAAAACTATTTCATCAAGATTATTAGCAACTATAACCTTAGAAAAATCACAAGCAGGCGCGGATATTTTTAGAACATTATTTAGAATCAATGGCATTAATGATGACATTACTTCTGCTTTTGTAGAAGCTGATGCTGGCACGCCTTTACAAATATCTTTACAAGCTTTAAAAAACTTTGAAAAAGATGACATTATAGAAATTTATGTTGAAAATACAGGCTCAGCAGATGATATAGTTTGTCAGGCGATTGTATGGAATATCACAGGCTCGTAATAACTAATAAATAAATTATATAAAATTATGGCAAATCCTAATTTAACAAGAAGGCATCAAAAAATATTTTCAGAAAATGCGACTAATAATGGCCAATTCGGAAGCTTACAAACTGGGGCAAAAGTTGAAACTCCAGATATTTCAGTTTTACAAGCCTTAGCAGCTTATCAAGAAGGCTGGAGCGATGCAGTTATATCTGGCGAAGAATTGCCATCTTTAGAGGAATTTAACGGCCTGCACAAAATAGAAACAGAGCAATTGCAATATCTTTTAAACAAAGGAATACCAGAATATTCAGCAGACGCAGAATATTATATAGACGATATTCAAAGAGAAGTAGGAGGCACTAAATTATATAAATCAATAACAGATAATAATATTGGTAATGCTTTAACTGATGTTGTTAATTGGCAGTTGTTAGGAGATCTAGCAAACCTTGACAATGGAACGGTAGCAGCCTCACAAGCGGAGGTTAATGCAGGCGTTGTAGCTGATAAATATGTTGCTCCTAATACATTGTTGGGATTGTTTGGAGCAAGTAATCAAGCAACTAATGGCTATGCAAAAATACCAATTAATGTTGGCGGCGCTTTTGATGAAATAATATTACAATGGGGAGATGTTTTAAATACAACAACTTCTGGCACAGTAACCTATCCTATTGTTTTTCCTAATGCAATTTCTCAAGTCATAGTTGGTAATGGTTCCACTCCCACTGACACGGGAGGAACAGCTGCAGCCGCGGCATTGAGGCAGGGTACAGCAACAGCCTCGCAGTTTCAATATTCCAAGACTGTTGACTTTATGTATTGGTTTGCAATTGGTTATTAATTTTTAAGGAAACAAAAATGAGAGAAGATAAAGCAAAATTTACAGTAAAATATAATAAATCAGATAATATTGTTATTGGCTATTTTCCAAACGATATTAACTATGCAAACGAGTCATTTATTGATACTAATGATATAGGTTATATTGAGATCTCAAAAGAAGAATGGGAAGACAGACCAAAGAAAGCAATTGTAAATGGAGATATCCTTGAGGAGTATGTAAAGCCAGATAGTGAGTTATTACAAGAAGCTAAAGACAATACAATAGCTAAAATTCTAATAAATAGAAACAATTGGATGCATCAATTTGTTACTTATAAAATAGGCTCTAAAGATACAGAGTTTAAAGCAACACAAATAGCTGGTTTAAATCTAATAGCAGCAGCAAGAAGCCCAAGAAATATGAGTACAGGCACTATTAATTGGTTAGACAATAATGATAATCCAATTTTATTGACAATAGCGCAGGCGGAAGGAATAATTGATTTGATTGAAGATCAAAGATCTTATTCTTATTTCCGCCAAGCCACCCTTAATAAAGAAATAGAAAGTTGTAATTCTATTTCAGAGATTGAACAAATTGACATAAGTTTTTAATGAAAACAAACCAAATAACCCTACAAGATCTATTTGACAACCTAAAAGATGGTGATTTCTTAGCTTTCTACGCTAAAAAGTGGTGGCAGTATTTCGCTAAGTTAATATTTTGGGTAACTGGTGTTAAAGTTAGTCATATCGCAGCTGTTTTTGATGTAAAAAGAAAAGATAATATATTAACCTTTAGTGTTGGTGAGCAGTTAGTAGAAGAGGGTAGGGTAACTAATACTTATATGATAGTACATACAATGGGCGATTATCTAATAGATTCTAGATTCAAAGATGATTCAAATGATTTCTATTACCTGCCAAATAAGTTTAAGATAAACCGCAGCCAGAACAAAAAATTAAGGGAGTTTTGGAATACTAAAGATGATTATAATTTTAGCGAATTATTACTAACTCCTAATTTTGTTTGTAAAGGCTATAACTGGCTTAGGGAGAAACTAGGAAAAGAGCCTAAAGATTTTTATGATGGTGTTTGCTCAAGTGCAGCAGCTCAATCAATGCGGGCGGTAGGAATAACAGATAGCAAGTTTAATGATAAAGTTCCAAATCCAAGAGAATTTATTAGTTTTAGCTATATAGAGTCAATAAATAAGGTTAATATATGAACTGGCTTTTATTTCTAAACATCTTTAAATCATTGAAGAATACAAAAGGCTTAATAAATGCTTGCATAGAAAATAAGGCAAAATCAAGCACAATTATATTAGGATTATTATTATTTACTTATTGTTTTGTTGAGTTGTCAGGGGTGCATAGATATCAAGCTAGACATAAGGTTGTAGGAGATATTAACAAGCTTGTAAAATATGTTGACAATATCTTAAAAGGGTGCGGAGATATGGCAGCGATATCAATTAGTAGTGTTGATATTGTAAAAAATGTCAATGGTGAGTGGTTGGCTAATTTTGAAGTTGCCCAAGCTTGCGATAAAAGAGAAAAGAAGAATAATTGTATAATTCCATTAAAAGAGCGCAACAAGTCATTATATGGCGAATCACATTCAATAAAATATAATACTTATGAATTATTTGTAAATCTTGGAACTAATACTTTCAATTCAAGAAAATTTAACTTGCGAGATGGTCAAAAACAGAGTCTAGAGGAATTATATAATTACCCGTCCATGTTAGGAATAGTTAAGCGTACTGAATGGTACCAGGAGGAGAAATTACATAATCTATGGACAACTGCAATTATTAAAGATATTCTAAATAAGAAATATGTATTATATATCATAACATTTATTTCTGGTAAGCCAACTAAAGATCTATCATGCTTTGACCAAGATGCTATATTAAATAATATTAAAAATTTTATTATCCACAACTGATGTATTTAATTGCTTATTTATTCATATTATCTATAATTTTACTTATAGTAGCTCTAAATAATATATTTGGTAGCGCAAGAGTAAAGAAATTAGAAAAAGAATTGTATTCTATAAAGAATCACGAAAAGAGGCATTCTAAAGAGCAAATTAGATTATTAAATAAATTATTAAAGGTTCTAGAAAAAAGCCACCCAAAAATACTTGAAGAAATCGCAAATGAGAATATTAATAATACTGTTGTTGATAATGACAAGCAAGGCTCATGCAGGGCTTAGCATAGGAATATCAACACTAGCTTTTAAAAATGAGCTAAATTATAATAGTGATAAATTTAGACCAAAAGTAACTATTGGTTGGTTAGAGAACTTTAATAAATGGAACATAGGGCTTCACACAACTAGGTTAAATCATAGTCAAAAAAGAAGCTTAGAAAATGGTTTAGATGTTAAGAACAAAGTAATTAGTGATATATTAAAGTTAGGTTATAGAGTAAATAGATTTTCTCCTAACGTATTTATAGCGAACAGTATCGTAAAAACAACTGTATCAAATCGAGTCAATAAGGAAACTTTTATTGCCTATGGATTTGGAGTTGATTATTTGGTAACTAAAAATATTTCTATTGGGATATCTGCCATAATGCCTAATAAAATTGGTCATGGCGCTAGTGTTAATTTAAATTATAATTTTTGATGCAAGATAAATGTAAGGTTGCTAATTCTATTATTAGTAAAATTTTTAAGCATAAATGGACAAGAAGGGCTTTAGCTGTTAGTATAGTTCTTTGCAGTATAACAGCTACAATTATCGTAATGTATGAATATGTTATAAAATGATTAAGAAGATAGGAGCAATTATATTATTTATTATTGGAATTTTTACATTTGGTAAGTTTAAAGGAAAACAGGATGAAAGAAATAGACAAAAAGATAAAGCGATCAATGCGGTTAAAGATGCTAAAAGGATTTATAATCGTAACAGTAAGCTTAGTCGTACTGATAAGCTTAAACGCCTGTAGTACTACAACAGATAACTTTGAGCTATGGGGGGAGCCTATTTGCTTAAACAAGAGAGAGAAGGAAATAATAAGCAATAAGCATGTTGATTATTTTCTATTACATAATGAAAAATTAGGAGTTAAAAAATGCCAGTAGGTTACAGCGACGAATACGGAGATATGATATTAAGTTTAATGGATTTGTTAGAGTATGCAGAAACTTAAACTAAAAAGAGAAATAATCAGCAATAAAGCTGTGTTAGGAAGCTTAGAGCTAGAGAGTAAAGAAATTGCCAAAACACTTGAAAACCCGTGGCTCAATAATCAGCCTTTCATTTCATGCATTCCGTTAGGAGAATATATAGTGAAGACATATTCAAGTAATAAATATCCAAATGTTTGGGAGCTTCAAGATGTAGAAGGTAGATCTTATATATTAATTCATAGTGGTAACATCGAGGAGCATACACAAGGTTGTATTTTAGTTGGTAGAAAGTGGGGCTTTTTAGGTGAAAATATAGCTGTGTTAGATTCAAGAAATACTCTAGAAAAATTACGATCAATTCTTGATGATGAATTTTTATTAAATATAACAGAATAAAGCTATGATCACAGGAGGAATAACTAAAGAAATAACTAAAGAAATAACAAGAGACATATTGGCTAGCGATGCTTCTGTTGCGCAAACTAAGTTTATATCAACTTGGCTTACAACAAATGCAGGTATATCAGCCAATGATGAAATAGCTTTACCTGTAGAAGCAACTTCAACATTTCCTTTTGATGTTATTTATAATGGATCTGTAATTAAGACAGTTACTGCTGTTGGTGATAATGTAGTTATTTTTCCAGATGGTTCGGGTTCAAAAACAATAGAAATAGACGCTCCAATAAATGGTTTTACTTTTAATAATGGTGGAGATAAACTAAAAATTACTTCTGTTAGTAATTGTGGTCAATTAAAAGTAGGTAATAGCGGTGGATATTTCCGTGGTTGTACTAATTTAGATTGGGCGGCTACTGATAACTTAGATCTCAGCGCAACAACTAGCTTTAGTCGTGCTTTTGCTGGCATATTATCAGTGTCTGGCAGTATGAACGGATGGAACACCTCAACAATTATTACTTTAGAAGCTTGTTTTGCAGACTCTAAGGCAAATCCTTTAATAAATGGTTGGGATGTTAGTAATGTTACCACAATTCAGTCCATGGCTCTTAATGCTATTAATTTCAATAGTCCTCTTGGTAATTGGGTTACTACTAGCCTATTAGATTGTTCGTTAGCGTTTGCAAACTCCGCATTTAATCAGCCAATAAATTCTTGGAATGTTGGCCTTGTTACACAAATGGATCAAATGTTTTTTGACTCACCTTTCAATCAAGATTTAGATTTATGGGATGTTAGCAGCGTAACAACTTTCGCAAATATGTTTGCATTATCATCATTTAATTCAAGTGTTGCTAACTGGATACTGTCAAGTGCAACCACAATTGAATTTATATTTAGCTCATCATCATTTAATGATTCATCGATCACAACTTGGGATGTTGGTAATGTGGAGAATTTCTCAGAGGCATTTAGTGGCACGAGCATGAACCAGAATATTTCTGTATGGAATATGATTTCAGCAACTAATTTATCCGGAATGTTCTTAACGAACGCGGTTTTCAATCAGCCTGTGGGAGTTTGGAATGTTAGCAATGTGACTAATTTAAATAGCACTTTCAAAAATGCAACAGCGTTTAATCAAGCCTTAAATGCCTGGGATACTTCAAGTGTCGTTGATATGGGTGAGACTTTCTCTAATTCTGGCTTTAATCAGCCTTTGAATTCATGGAATACTTCGTTGGTAACTGATATGAATAGTATGTTCAGCAACACCTCATTTAACCAAGCAATAGGGGTTTGGGATGTTCAGAGTGTAGTAAATATGAGCGGTATGTTCTTTGGATCAGCATTTAATCAAGCAATTAATAGTTGGGTTACAACAGCCCTTGAGAATATGCAAAGCATGTTTCAGAATTCAGCATTCAATCAGCCTATTAATTTATTTGATACTTCAAGCGTTACAAATATGAGTGCTACTTTTGATTCAAACACTGTATTTAATCAAGATATAAGTGCCTTAGATTATAGCCAAGTAACATCTTTCGATTTTTTCGGCATTGTTGGCTTCTTGAAAGGAGCAACGGCGTTCTCAACAGCAAATTATGATTTATTATTAATTGCTTTGGATGCTCAAACTGTTCAAAGTGGTTTAACTTTTGATGTCGCTTCTCAATACTCTGTGGGAGCAGCCACAACAGCAAGAGCTAATCTGATAGCTAATGATTCATGGGTTATTAATGACCTTGGTCAAGCTCCTTAAAAAGGAATATCATCATCTAATTCAACCTCTTTAGCACCTTGAAACTCATTTTTTATAGTATCCTCAATACCTTGAGAAGAATCTTGAGAATTTCTAGAATCAAGCATTTGTAAGTTTGAGTTATAGTTTTGTAGAATTATTTCAGTTGTGTATTTTTCAATACCGCTCTTATCAGTCCATTTTCTAGTTTGTAAAGCACCTTCAATATAAAGTTTAGAGCCTTTTTTAACATAATTTTTAATTACGCCAACTAAACCTTGAGAAAATACAACTATTCTATGCCATTCGGTTTTTGACTGTCTCTCACCTGTATTTTTATCTTTCCAATTTTCTGTAGTAGCAAGTGAAAAGTTGGCAATTTCTCTACCATCTTGTGTTGCTCTTATTTCTGGATCTTGGCCCACATTACCAATTAATGTAACTTTATTTAATGACATATTTTATTTATTTTGATTATTATTATTTAATTAAAAAAACATGTTCAACACATACACAGGCTAAACATATTCTAAACATATTAGCAGAACCAAATCTATTCTGACTTATCAAATAGATTAAGTAAAATATATTTCCATTTTATAATCTTGTTTAATTATTATTATCCGCCTTGTGTAAAATCAACAAACTCGCCAGCTTGTAATTGTTCAACCATTGGAGGGGTTACATCACTATCTTTATTTTGACTAACTCTTAGGACGTGTCTTTTATCAAATTTCGCTATGTAATGAAATCCTTTTGCACAAATAGCCTTATCCATTTTCTGAATTATCTTGCAATTAGTTTGTTCTAATTCTGTTTTTAAGATAGTAAACTGATTGTTTATAATTCCTCTCTCGTTTAAAAGCTCGTTAAGCTCGTTATCTGCCATAATTTCACCATATTTATTTGGGTACATTTTAGCTAACATTTTCTTTTCACGCATTAATTTATCTTTGTTATCACTTAGGTTAGGCAATATTACCTTATCCATTGCCTCTTGGAAGCGTTTTAAAGCTAGTTTGCAGATGTTTTGAATTGTTTTATTAGCTTTGTAGGTGTAGGTGTAGAGGTTGTAGTATTTATCAATATCAGAATCAATTATATATTTTTCAGATATATCACCCAGTTCATCATCAATTTTATCAAGCATTTCTAGCTTACCAAGAATCTTACCCTTAAAAAAATCATTATCAAACTCTTTTTCTTTTGGTGTTAAACAAGCTAACAATCCCCAGTCATGACCACAAACTAACATATTGTATTGGAGTTGGAAAATGTAAGCCCAGCGAGTGCCTGCCTCTGCCTCAAAATTAAACTGATAAGGCGTTGTTTTGACTTCCAACATACCTTTGCTAGCCTTTATTTCCTTTTTATCATAATCAATAAAATCTTCTTTAGCTTCAACAAATCCATCAGGAGAACAAGCCGCCAACTCGTCAATATCAGAATTAATTATAAAATCTTTTGATCCAGTTGCAACAAAATTCTTGTTTTCTTGGTTAAATCTGTTTATAATGAAATCTTCCATTCCAAGCCCAAATTCACTGTAAACAGGATTAATTGGATCTGGTTTTACATCAAATTTCTTTTCAAGGTAAGTCTCAAGAGCAGTTTTAAAGCTTGTCTCATTCTCAATACCTATTTGAGCAAGTTCTTTTTTGCAATAGTGTAGGGCGATTGAAAATATTTCTGAACCACCAATATATTTACGCTTTTCTGTTAGCCACTCTTGGCTTTGTTGTTTAATTGTCATCTTTTAACTATATTCTGTTTTCATTCTTTCAAATTCACATAGAGTTTCTTTTAATGTAAGATAAACACCCTCAACCGATTCTTTTCCTCCATATTGAGGTATTGACATTATTTCAAATCCACCTCCACAGATAAGCTCTCTTATATAAATGCCATCTTCTATATAAGAAGATTCTTGAATTACTAACCTTTTATCTGCATCTAGACCTATGTACATTGACTCTAATTTACTCATACATTACTCCTATTAATATTATTTACTTATCCAATCCAATAAACTTAAACTACTCTTTGTTAAGAGCTTTTTAGCCTTACTCTTCAAATCTTCTTTATTATCAAAATTTTCAGCAAATAATCGTCATTTTAATACTTTATATATAAATGAGGAATTTCTCCTTTTACTACCGCCTTAATTAAATCCTTTAAATATCCATCAGCTGTCATAACTACTGGAATCATGGCTTTAAAAATTTCATTATGCACCTTTCGTTTATGTTCAATATTATTAGCTTTTCTTTCCTCTTCTTCTTTTAATTTTCCAGCTTGTAATTCTTCTTGTTGCTTCTGAAGTTGTAAGGATCTTTCTTTTTCTTCTAGCTCTCTTTTTATTCTATTATCCGCCTCAATTCTTGCTTTTTCTTCTGCTTCTTTTCTTATCGCATCTTCTCTTTCTTTTCTAGCTCGCTCTTCTTCTTTTAATCTTTCTTCCTCTTCTTTTTGTAATGTTTGTTTTTTCAGCAATGCAGTTTCTTTGAGTGAGTTTAAAATATTTATAGCTTCATCTTTTAAAGCTAACCAGTTAAAATTATAAAGCTCTTCAAATTCTTTTAATTTATAATCAATGACTTGTATGTTTGGAAAAGTAATATCTGTATGCTTAATTTCTTTTAATTTTTTCTCTGCATCATTTATTGGCTTTAATATTTGATCTATTATGTTGTCTTTACCAGTAGAAAGTGTTGTTGATATTTTGCTTCTAATATTAGCAATCTTCTTGCCTTCTGCCTCATAAGGCTCACAAATTTCTTTTAATAACTTTACGGATTTATTTGCTTGTGTCTTTAATTCTTTTGCTTTCTTTATATCATCGGCATTATTAAAATCAAAAACTATATCTTTTAAGCTATTTATCTCTTCCAAAAAATTATTAACAGATTCCTCATTGGTGATAAAGTCTTTATTTAAAGTCGTTTTTATATTATAAATTTGTATTTCATTTGTCATAATGTTTTAATTTTAATTAATATTATTTACTTATCCAATCCAATAAACTTAAACTACTCTTTGTTAAAAGCTTTTTAGCCTTGCTTTTAAAGTCCTCTTTATTATCCAAATTTTCAGCAAATAAATAAATTACTGATAAAGGAATACCAAAAGCCTCTGAATATTTTTGCAAAGTTTCATTAGTTGGGTTTTTAATTCCTTTTTCAATTTGTGAAATATAAGAGCGACTTATGTTTAACTTTTCGCTTAATTCTAATTGAGTCAGTTTATTGAAAGTTCTTGTATGTTTTAATATTTTTGGTAAGTTCATGCTACTGCCTCCACTATTTTTCCGTGTAATCTATCAAAAACATCATCCCTTTCCTTCTTACTTTTAAAAGAAATTAAAGTAAATTCTGTTTTAGTGCCATTCTTTAAATAAAATTTAATGCAATAATCTTTGTAACTTTCGCATTCATCAATCATTTTAATGATTTTATGATAATGATTTAAGTTTAAAATTCTATTTTTAATATCTACCCACATTACTCAATTTCTATTGTTTCTTTTTTATAAATATATTCCAAAGCATAAACTAAATTT